TAACGTCGTCTACTCCTTTTTTTGCATCGGTTGAGTCGACGGTTAACTTTACTTTTACCTCTTTCATTATCTTTTAGCTTTTATAATTCGTTTTACTTTTCGTTTTAATCCTCTCCAAGTTGTTACCATCTCGTTTTTACCCTTTGCAATTTCGGTATATTCCCCTGCGCCGTAAAAATCTCCTCGTCTTAGTATATCGATTACCTCTGTAATATGGTTACTCATTTTGTACTATTGTTATATCTGTTGTTATTGAATCCTTTACGTATCGTATTATCATAGAGCGAGAGCCAGACGGCGACGCCCACTCGTCTACGGATATAGTCGCTAGGTTATTAGCCGTTCCCTCTACGCCCGTAGTTATCCAAGACGTACCGCTACCGTCTGCAATTTTTGTAACCGTATAGCTTTCTATAAATTCCACATTGAAAGCCATATCCGTTGCCCACCTTTCAATATTAATAATAGACGGAATGTACACTCTATTTTGTAGGGTAGTATCAAAGCCGTTAATTAGCTCTAGCTTTGTCAAGCCGTTTAAGAGGTTGTAAGAGTACTTATTTATTCTGTAGTCTATTTGCCCGATTGCTATAACATCGTTTAGCTCGAGCCTTGCAACTATCTGTATAGGCAAGTTTGCGGTATACATAAACGTTCGCCTCTTTAGTTCAAAGATTGCCGTTACATAATCCTTGTAATGTATACTATATAAATTATTGACTAAGCTCTCTCCCGTAAAGTTGCTAAACTCCGCCTCGAATAGATTTGCATATACTGGCGCTACAGGACCAAAATGATGAATCGGTATAATTAACTTAGTATTTAGAACAACGTCCGCCGCTAAGTCGTTAACAAATCTTATAGGCGTTGCTGAAATATCTTGCTTTGATGTGTAATGTAAAACAGCCTTAGGTACAACTTGGTTTAAATTATCGTCTAGTATTACGCCAGTTTGTATATTGGTGTTAGCCTCTGTTACTGCGGTGTTTTGGTCGGTTAATTTCTCAAAGTATATTTGCTCAAATGGTAGCTTTACCTCTAGCGTATCGCCGTCTATTAATTTCTTAGGCGTCAAGCTCTCGTATACATTTACAAGCGATGCTCCGTAGCCTTGCCCGTCGGCTGCTCTCTTTTTAAACTCCATGTTTAAAATAGTACTCGGCTCCTCAAACTCGAAAGCAATACGTTTTAAAAGCTCGCCTCTGTCTACGTCAAACTTTGCGAAATCTATATATTTAGTTGCGTCGTATCTTTGACCTTGAGCGTAGTAAGAATCCAAAGTGTTAACGTAGATACTTCCGTCGTCTTTTGGAATCGCTACAAGCTTAAACATATTAAAGACGCCCTTGAGAAAATCAACTATTTTTAACTCTGGCATCTCGTCGCCTATTACTACTCTATTAACTAGAGTTTGCGAGCCAGTACTTATGTCGCTAGGGGAATAACCTGCCGCAGTTATTTTAACTATACCAATAGCAGACGAAAACTCTATTTTAGAATTACTCTTTACGTGCCACGTAAAGTTAAAAGTAGTCGTACCACTTTCAGAAAATAAGCTAGTACCTATTGAAACAACGCCGTCTCCGTTCGCCCATTGCTCACTATTCCAAGCGTAAACGTCCTCGTTTGTATCTTCGTTTCTAACTATAAAAGTATAGGGTACATCTTCGTAACCAGACGCAGGGGTTATAATATTACTTATTGCGAATCTTGTTCTATTTACTCCAGATTGTATAGTTACAAAAGTTCCTATATTAGTCGCTAGATTTATATAAGTTTCAGAGCCTGTAGTAAAATCTACAATCTCCTCGCCGCCGCCTATCGCCACCCTATCGTCTGCCTTGAGCCAAAGGTATTGTTTCTCAAACTCTGTAGTACTAAAGAAATCCCTAGAGAATACTATAGGGTTATCATATATAAACGAGTTGTATCTCGTCTCTATTGCGTCGATTATCTTCGATAGCTTTACGCTAGGTCTAAGGTCGCTCCACACTACGCCCGTAGCGTGTGAGGTACTCGCTCCGTTTGCTATGTTAATAGTCGTATCGTTTACGTCATGCGCTCCCGAATGGCTATTGTAAAAATAACGCTTGTTAGCCATTAAAGTATAAACGATGTCGCCGTTTAGTAGGTCGCCCTCTAGTCCGTCGATTACGTTGTCGCTCGTCCAGTCGTGGTCTAACGTAGGGAATGCTAAATCGCTTAACATATCCTCGCCTATTGTATCCGATATGTTAGGCAGATTCCCAAAGAAATTAATTGTATAGCTCTCAAGTCTACCCTTTACTATATTACACTTGTTTAGCCTCCACTTTCCGAGCTTGAAAGGTACGCCGTCAATATCAATACTACCCTCTACTTTACTCCTAGCATCGAATCCGTTATCTATAGACGCATTATACCAGTGTTTAAATAAGCGATTGTTGTTTTTACTAGCAGGAACTGTAAAACTCTTAGAGTAATCGCCTGTATTTTTAGTAATATCGCTCACATCTAAAACAGAGCTTACAATATCCACGCTCTCGTCTGCGTATTGGTCTAGTAATTCGCCGTTAATAAATAGATTAACCATGCTTATATGTTGTTTATTTCGTTGTAACTCATTTCAAACGTCATAGTATAGTTAATAAGCCTATCGTTTTGCCTTGTCTTGAATTTCTGCGAGGTCTTTTTTATGTTTAAAGGCGTGTAAGTTGTACCGTTATAGCTCCATATTCGCTCTGTTAGTAGTATTTGCTTGAGTACTTCGTTCATGTCCTCGTCAAGCCACCCCGTCTCCGCCATTAATGTAGTGCGACCTTGCACGCCATACCTTACAAACTGATGGAATCCGTCCGACGCCTGCCCTCTGTTAGTCTCGAAACTGCTATCCGTTACGTCTATAGTCTCCTCTTGCTTTTTAAAGAAAGTAAACGTCTGCAATGCACCGTCTTTATTTTGAAAAAATACGTCTAAGGGATTATATTTACACTCGTCGGTTAGGTTTAACGTAGTGGTTTGACCTTGCCACACTATCTCTATATAAGCCTCGTCTACAGCTAAAGATAACTCTACCCAAAGGTATTGCACAATCTCGCTACTCTCGTCCGATAGCGTAGGGGTTGCCGTATAGTTAACCGCTAAAGATGGGTAGGACTTTACCGTCACAGCGCTAGAGGTTGCACCCGTAGGCACGAAGATAGGAAAGACAAAGTTACCCTCTCTATTTACTTTATACTCTTGAGGATTTAAAAGCGTTTGATTAGATACCGCCGTTACATTTCTGCCCTCGTTTCCGTAAGCATACCCTAGCGTCATTATCTGAGTAGTCTCGTGGTACAACGTAGCGACTGCGTCATAGGTTACGTAAGTGTATACCCATTGTTGGTTATTACCGTCGATTAATTGTATACCCGTCGATAGCGTAGGAGACGGCTCTGTAAATTCGATATAGTCTTGTATAATAGCGTTTATGTTTATGCTATGCGAGCCTGTCGATGCTGTAGTATTTTGGTAGGTTATTTGATAGCTATTAGTAGAGTCTGGAGTAGACTTGTCTCCATTCCAAACCCAAACGTTTAGCGTATACTTTGCGCAAGTTACACCCCCATACACTAAAGGGGTATCTATATAAAACGGACTTAATGCTCTTATCATTTTGTTATTGTTACGTTATCACTTTTAATATTCATTCCGTCGATAAGGTCAAGAGCGAAAGCCTCGCCTATCTCGTCGCCTAGTTTTAGTACTTCATTATCTAGGGCGTCTGTAAAGAAATGCGTCGTCTCGATTCCTGTATGATACACACTATTTGCAATCGCATAAAGCAAACTCTTTCGTTTCATTAACTGCCCTTTTTTATTTCTAGGCGCTATACCCTTTCGGATAGTCCACCCGTTGAAAGCCATAAACGGAGGCTTTTTATCTGTGTACTTAAACTTATTATTTGTTACCTTTTTAAGTTTCCAAGCTGCGCCGTCTGCCTTTGTACCTCCCTTTCCTTTAACCCCTGCGTCTACAAATTCCCAGTAATCCGTTAGAGTAAACTCTACAGAGTTACCCTTTACTTTATACCCTAAAGATTTCTCAAGCTCTCCGCCGCCTTTCTTTTTTTTCTTTAGATTAGCCCTTGCCTGCGTTACTACATTACTCCCTAGAGTATTAAATATTTTCGCTATACTTCCCAAAAGCAAAAGCTAGTTTCGTCTATTGGCATCTCTACCTCTAAGCTCATATCCCAACCGTCTAATAGGTTTTTATCTGAGTAGGTAATCTGTGTTAAGGTCGGACTATCCGACGCCGTTATATTATTGTCTGCAAAGTCTCTGTGCATTTTAACCCAAAGCGCATTGAGGCAAGAGAGCGTACCGTTGTAGTTATCTACCTCGTTGTCGTTTAGGTAAAACTTGTCGTTTACATTCTCGTTATTAATATCTCTAATATCTAAGCATTGTATATTTAAGCTAAAGGTAATCGTCGCATTAGAGCTAAACGTTGCGTCTGTTATATCAATATTAAACAACGGGAATATATCGCCCTTATTCAAATCAATATCCGCGCCCGTTGTGATTGTTTTAACAAAGACGTCTTGCTCTGCTAAACTCCTTAAATATCTTAATATTCTACTATATGCGTTCATTCTATAATTGTGTTACGTTATTACCTTTCCTTAGTATTGCCTCCATATTTTGCCTGTCTAACTTATGAGCTAGGAACGTGTGAAACTCATGTACGGGAATCTCTAGCACTCTGTCAATTTTTAGTATATCATTACCCGCCATCATATCAATAGTAACGTACCACCCCCATTTTGAAAAATAGTCTACCGCTTGTTTCTCTCCTCCGCTTGACTCGTATATCTCTGGATAGCCTCCTTTAATTCTCTCGATAAACTCCAAAAAAAAACCAGAGCGCCGTTAACTATATTCATTGGGCAACTTCGCATCTCCTCACATAAAGCCTTATCGTACTTATAGGGCAGTATCTCATAGTTGCCGAAAGCGTCCTCATTCGTAACCCTACGAAATAAGATAGCTATAATTTTATGCATCTCTTTAAAGTCCATTCCTATAGTGCTGAGGTCTACATACTCCGCCGTCGTTATCTCGTCTAGGTTTGGGATAAATCCGTACTCTACTCCATTAAGCATAAACCGCTCCTTAAACTCTACCTCTTGCTCACAGGCTGCTATAATCTGCGCCATCAAACCCTCGTAGTCTGTGTATACTAATTTCTTGACGTCTTGTTTTTTCATTCCTGTAAACAAAGATATAACCCTCTCAATCATTCCCTGCTCCGTCATTTTATCCTCTCTAGCTCGTAGCGCCTCAAACTTGACGTATTGGTCTAGAGTAATATCTGCGATATTTTCGGGTACACTAATTTTGATAGTCTCTGTCATATAATAAAAACGATTTTTGCTTTGTATTGTTTCTTTACCTTATTTCTATTTTGCCACGATTAGCCAATAGGTGTAGTACTCCGTACCTCAGCGCGTCCAGACTATGGTTGTACATATCGCAAGCCAACTGCGCGCCCTTATCCGTATATATATAGTTGTTTAATTCCTTTGCCATATTCGTAGAGTCTGGGTGTACGACAAGCTCGTAGTCTTGAATTAATGCGATACCCGTCGCGATACTGCCTGCGCCTTTCTTTGCGCCTCTAATATTAAGACCTAGCTTTTGTAACTCTGCGATAGTTCCTGCGCTTGCGCTATCTCCTATAATCAAATTACGCCCTGCTCTCTGTCTGTTAATTGCGTATATTTCGGAGATGGTTAACTTGGATTTGTATAGCTCCTCCTTTGCATAGATTATTTTTTTCTTTTTATCTATAGCAATAGCGACTAAGGTTGTCGGGTCTGTGAATCCGTAATCCTGTCCGTATATAACCTGTAACCCGTCGGGATTAAATTCGCCAAAGCGCCAGTTTGTATAAACGACTCCCTCAGCTTTTGAGAGCCAAGAGCCTAAAACAACGTGATTGTATTTAATCGGATTGCTTACTTTCATATCCTCGAAATAGTCTAGTATCTCGTCGGGTACAAACTCAAGGCAATCGAGGTAGGACGTATGTATATAACAGACGTTATCTTTCACTCCGTTAAATCCCTCTTGCACTCCTCTACTCTCGTAGTACTTCATATAGATAAAATGCTCCTTGCTCGTAGGGTTTAAGATTAAGACCTTTATATTCCTGTTTGGATTGCTTGCATCGTTCCCTCTAATCGATAGCACTATCTTGTCGTAGATTGCCTCGTCTTGCATCTCCTCCGCCTCGTCTAGTATTAACATCGAGAAATCTTTTAACCCCTTTAGGTTTGCTGTCTGCACTCCAGAGCCTGCCTTTAATCCTTTAAAGACTATCTTGCTTTTATTGAAATTTGAGACAATCCTATTTTGCTGCGACTCGAAAGAGTCCTCCAGATTCATTAGTTCGATTTTCTCCTCTACCTCAGCAAATATAGAATCTTTTAGAGAGGCGTTTGTATACCTGCTGTAGAGTATTCGATGTCCATACTTCGTGCAACTATTTAAAGCGCTTAGAGACGTCGCAAATGACTTTTGAGAGAATCTGCCGCCTGTTATGATAAAGGTATCCACGCCGTCGGGTATATTAAACAAGGGCGCAAATTTATTACTGATGTTTATGTTACTCATTCTCTGGTGTTACGTCAATAGCTGAGGTAAAAGAAATCGTCGGAATATTTACGCTGCCTCCGTCGGAGGTTATATCTACGCTCTGCATTGGTTTGCCGACGGTATACTCTAGGTAGAGCTTTGCGCTTTGAACGTCTCCAGACATCGCGCTTGCCTCTAACGTTTGAAAGACGGCTATAAAGTTCTCTTGAGAGGTTGCCTCTGTTATAAGGGCTTTAAATGGATTCTTGCGGCGGTCTATGCCTTTGGCTTTTGTAGACCAACCCTCGTTGCCTTTAGCTAATTTATTCATATCTAATAGGTACTAACTATTAGTATTAGTACTATTATATAAACGAATTATAATATATATTGTTTCTTATATAAAAAAACCCCACCAATTAAGGCAGGGCAAACTAAAACAAAATTAAACAAAACTAAAAATTAAGAGGTTACATCTACGAGTCCGTCTCTGTAGTGGTCTACAACTACGCCCGTTTGTAATGTGATTGATTTATAAGGTACTATTGAATTTTTTACGAGTAGTCTATGTATATATTTTCTCATGGTTTAAATATCTAGGGTTAATGTTACTATAAATAAATACAGCTTTATTGTCGTGTAATCAAACTCTTTGGTTTGAGCCATATACTCCCAACCTAATAGGAAACGATTGTGAGGGTAATGGAAAGCTATTTGTAGAGTCCAGTTCATTATTTTAGTTTTTTTGCGGCGTTAAATCCTGCTTTCCATTCTTGCCTTGAATGCTCTCCAATAATAGTGATTAGCTTATAAACTTGCCCGTGCGTTAAATCTAGGTCTTTGTCAAATAGTCTGTTTAATGATGTTTTTAAATCCATAGGGTTTTAGTTTGGGGAGTGTTACCTCCCCGTTAGTTATTATTTTACTGAGGTCATTGCTCTGTATTTCATTCTCTCTCTCCCTCTCTCGTCTGTGTAGAAAAAAGAATACTTTGTTTGTCTTGTAACTAGTCCAAGAAATTCTCCTTGCTCTCCTGTGCTTTCCTGCTGATAAACTTTTTCTCCTTTTTTGTATGATTGGTATGTGTAAGTCATAGTGTTTGTTTTTGTTTTTGTAAATATACAAACCTTTTTTAGTTTCCACCAAATAAAAAACAACATTTCTCAAAAATAATTTATAACTACCTAATCCTCAATGTTTAAAACCTCAAATATTAATTGACAGGTTTCATACTCCTCGATATATTCAAAGTATAGCAGCGCATCTCTGGAGAGTATTATCTCGTCCTCCTCGGATTGTGGCTCGAATAAATACTTGTCGTAATCGTTATAAATAAACGTACATACATATTGTATAGACTCGTCTAATAAATACTCTACCATAGACCTATAGAATAAATCGTGTGCATCTGTATAGTTTTGTTTTGTAGCCTCCTCAAAAAAATCGTGGGGGTTGTCAAATATTACGGGTATCGTCATTTAAAAAAGATGTGTATATACGCAGTCGTGTACAAAGCTGTAGTCCTCGTTTAAAGCCTCTAGCTGCTCCTCTGTCATTTCTACGCCGTTATAGTCCGCAGAGGCTATAAAAGCGTCGCAAAAGTCGGGATAGTCGTTTGTATCTATTCCGTCTACTTCGATGTTATCTATTAGGTCGTAAATCATACTCCTGTGCTTTCTGCCTCGTCTACGTCTTTAATTTCGTTTGACGATAATGCGGTTACTATTGCCTCTTGATTGTGTGCTATATCTTTAACAAGGGAGTGTAGATTTGATAGCCTTGTCTCTAACTCGGATACCCGTTTCCTCAAAACTTGCTTGTTTAGCGGCTTGCTTTGTTTCTCTAATTTTGGCATTTGCTTGCTCATAACTTTGTTGCTTTTTTAGTGTAGCGCGTTCCATTTTTAAAAATGCGCTCATTTGGTTATTAATAAAAAATTGTATTCTCTCCTCTGGTATTCCCTCGAAATACTTATCAAAGTCGGGGAGGTTTTCTTTTAGCTTTTTAATCTTTAATGCTAGCTTTACATTTGCCTCTATTAATTCCTGCCTTTGTTTTATTACCTCGTCAATAGAGCCAACCTCTGCGATAATATCCTCTGCGGAGGCGGTAGGTTGTAATATACTAACTAAAATATTATAGTGCTTTTTAAAATCCTCGTCGAATTTGTAATGAACATCAAATTTTTTAAGGTTGTGTATTACTGTAGCGTGATTGTGTTTTGTTGACGCTCCTATCTCAGTTAGCGACTTTTTTGTTAACTCTTTAGCAAAGTGATAATATAGGCATCTAGCCATAACATACTCCCTCGCTCGTGTATTATTGTTTATATTTAGCCTTGTTACTTTTTGTACTGCGTCCTTAATTGTTTTTAACATAGTTTGTCCTTAAATTGTTTAAACTCTTCTAAGCTGCGGATAACTACGTATGTGAATCCTTGAGACTCTAATAGTTCCTGCCATAGTATTTGTTCTTTGCTTTGCTTTCCTTTAGCGTTTTTTAACTCAATCATTACGGCGCTGCCTTTGTAATAGTAAACCATATCCGAGCGCCCTTTGATTAATCCGAGCGCTTTGTTTCTATTGCCGTCTATTTTGTTGGCAGAGTTGTTTAGGTTATAGCAAAGTAAACCTCGCTCGTCGGGAAAGCTATTCCAATGCCATTGAAATATCTGTGTTTGTATCTTAACCTCACTAAGCATCTGGCTCAAATATAAAGTAAAAATCGTCTAGGTTTACAGATAAAAATTTCTGCATAGTTGCCATAGTTAAAAACGTAACGTCGTAAACGTTATCGGTTGCCTCTAGGTCTTTAATAATTCGATGCGCTGTAAATGGATACTCCTCGTTTAATAAAGATAGCTTATCCTTTAAATCTGGTCTTAATGTTTGTAGTAAGTTTTTCATAATATAAAATTTTGTTTTAGTTTTAAAAAAGGGGAGTAGTTAGCTCCCCTGTTGGTTTTATAATTTTACTAATTCAATTGTCTCGTTTAGTAAGTTTTCATTTTCTTCAAAGTTATTGCTTAACCAAATTAAAACATTGTTACCCTCGTGAGCTTCACATACAACTAACCCCTTTTTAACTAGACTACCAATAACTCCTTTTATCGTAGAATTTTGTACGTTATCCTGTTCGTTATCCCAAATCTCATTGCCTATCTCCTGTACCTTCATTGGTGCTTGTCCGAAATCAAAAGCGCATTGGTGCGGTAAATAATTTCTTAATACTTGTCTCTCTAATTCTGTAAATTCTGTATTTTTAAAAGTTGTCATAATAATTTAGTTTAGTTAATTAATTTTGTTTTTGTAAATATACAGCCTTTTATTAGTTATAAACAATAGTATTAACAAATTTTAACAAAACTTTAACATTTGAGTAATTAACTAAAAACTTTAAATCTTTTTTTATTTACATACTCAAAAGACTTTTTATATCCTACCGCCTCAAGGAAATCTCTAGCGTCTAGCCTGCAAGTTTTACGATGCAATACCCACGCCGCCGTTATGTATTTGTCATGTACCGCCTGCGCAAGCTCATTGTTTGACATCTCGCTGTAGTTTTTAATTACTTCGTTTTTAATTAGCTCAAGTCTAGCAATCTCTGCCTCCTTTTTATTTATAAATTTATGCTCGCAATAAGGGCAGACTTTAGCAGAGGCTAATAGTATAGCCTTACATTTCGGGCAGTCTTTTACAGGCGCAGGCTGCTCTCTTGTAAGTTTCTTTTTTAGACTCCAGTCTCTAGGATTTTCCCAATGCCCTAACCGTTTGATATTATTGCCAAAGTCTAGGATATTAAACGAGTTTAGGTTTACCGTAGTCCTTGAGCCTCGTCCGCACATTTGCAAGAATAAAGGGAGCGAGGTTGTAGCTCTGTATAGTATTATAGTCTCAATGTCTGGCTGGTCAAACCCTGCGTTTAAAATACCGCAGTTACAGATAATAGCTTTCGGGGTTTTATCGTACCATAGTAGAATAGACTCTCGCTCATTTTTAGGTGTGTTTCCGTCGATATGTTTTGCCTCGTAACCTCTAGCATTAAATTGAGCGCAAACGACCTTAGAGCTGTTTACATTCGATGCAAATAGTAAGGTCTTTGTATTCTCTGTTAACCGCACCCAATTATCTACGACTCCAATATATGTTTTGTTATCCTCGTAATAGCTTGCGGTATCAAAATCCGCTCCCGTTCGCTTTAGTCCTTTAGTATCTATTGGCACGCCGTAGCTATTGGCAGAGGATAGGAAACCCATTTTAATAAGTTGGGGTGTATCTATTCGTTGCACTATAGCGGTGTAAAACTCGTCAAGAGATACAGCAACTTTACCCTTGCGCTCTGGTGTAGCCGTCGCTCCTATTACGTAGGCGAGGGGATTAATCAATGGTAGTAGTTTGGTAAAGATATTAAGATGCGCCTCGTCAATTACTACTAGGCTCTTAGACGCTAGGAAACTGCTATAGGTTTCTTTGCGTCTGTCTATTGTTTCCACCATTCCAACATGGAGCCTAGCTTGTAGGTCTGGCTTTGAGCCGCTCGTAATATATTCGGGAGTGAGTCCGAATTTCTCGAATGAGCTACCCGCTTGCTTTAGTAGCTCGCTCCTATGCGTTAATACTAAGACGTTACCTCCACGCTTTAAATGCTCACTAATTAGGTAAGTAAACATTATCGTTTTTCCTGCGCCCGTAGGAGCGCAAAGTATAGTCCTGCGGTTTCTTTTAAATGAGTTGCGCAAGGATTGGATAATATCGTTTTGGTATGGTCTGAGTTTAATCAATTTAAGGCTTTTTAAATATTAAAACGTTTTGATGTACTTTAACTAATTTTTCCGTTTTCATGTTTCCGTTTGCTCTCATGCTTGCACTTGCTATCGGATTTAAAAGTATAGCCTCATTATAAAAATTCATGCCACACTTTTTAAATGCGTTTATTGTATCGGGTACAAAACCTATATAATTACCTTTTTTATCTCTAACCTCTCCGACTACAAAACAAGCATATCCTCCACTCTTTAAAAGATTACAGCTTTTAGCTATTATATCCTCGTATGCTTTCATAAATTTAATATAAGGCATATTTGATATGTCGCCTTTTAAATTACTATAAACCTCTAAATCTGCATAAGGTGGGCAGCTAAAAATAAAATCAAACTCTTTGCTAAAATTATTTAAAACCTCATTACTATCTCCTACGTACCAATTAGGTTGGTTTTTAACATCTAGTATTTTAACAGCTTGCTCTCTATTGCTGTCTATTTGCTCTTGTCTTATCTCTACACCCGTATAATTATATCCTAAATAGTTTGCTACTATACCTCTAACAGAGCCACCTGCAAACGGGTCTAAAATTTCCTTACCATTTACACAAAACCAATGGTATAATATTTCGCAAAGTGCTGGGTCAAATATTGAGGTATATTTTTCTTTATTGTCATAACCTACTTTGTTTTTTATATCTCTATAATCGTCTGTGCCGCTATTAATAGATTTTGTATCTCGCCCTATTTCACTTTTTATACCTAAACGTTTCCATTCTTTTTTGCGTCTTTGCCAATTACCGCTTTTTGTATCTAGAATACTAAAAGGAGGCTCAATAAATTTATCCCTTAATAAAGGGTTGGTTATAATTTCGTTTCCAAATAAATCTTTACTCATGTTTTTTAGTTTAGTATATGCTTATTATTAATAACCCCTATCGATAATTGTTTTAAATTGTTTGCTGCGGTTGTCTTGCCACGCAATGAGTCCGCCAAGTCTTGAGATTTCTTTTTTAACGCTTGCAATTCTCTGCTCCCCGTCTGAGCTTTCTCGTATTGCTTTATAACCTTTCTCAATTCTTTTTTGTATTGCCTCAAGCTCTGCTCTAATTCCGTCGTTTCGTTTTTGAGTTTCTCGTATTGCGTTGCGAGTTCTCTCGATTTCAATAGTCGGCTGTTGTAGCTTGTCGATAGCTCTTTCTGTAGCTGCAAACTTTGCTGTAATATCTCGGTTATCATTCATTGAGTGTATAGGTTATATTACACTTGCAGTAATTAGGCTCTATAGATTGCAGCTTTTGTATATACAAAGCGGCGTCCATTAACTCCTCTTTTAGATGTTGCAGAAAATCGTCTTTGTTGTTATCCTCCAAAGTAGTATTATATTTTTTTATCCCTGCCTCCGAGCGTGCGTCAAACTCTGCTTTTAAATCCTCTAGTATTTTGTCTTTCATATATATAAAAAATAAAGGGGAGCGCTAACTCCCCGAATTATTAAAACGGCAAATCGTCTGCCTCCTCTTGAGCTACCTCTGGAGCTGTCTCCCCTGCCTCTGCCTTGAATATCTTCCAAGACTGTAGGCTAGTATAGTACTTTCCTTTGTACTCGTTTGTTTGTACGTTAAAACTTACGTCTACATCTTGCCCGACTTTATTGTATTTCAAAAACTGCTCGACTTTCTCGTCTCCGAACACCTCAAAGCAATAGAGGTTGTTATAGTCCTCTGTAGTCTCTAGGGTAAAAGATAGCTTTTGCCAATTTTTACCTGCTGCGGTTGTTCCTTTTTGTGTATCTAACACCTTGGTAATCTTTCCTGTTACTTTCATAGTTATTATATTTGGTTATCGATTTTCTCTATTAAGTGGCGTAAGTCTGACCTTTCAAACTCGCCTAGTTTTATCTTATTAATTGTTAAATAGTAGTGGTCTTTCCTGCTTTCTGTTATTTCTATATCCATTAATTTGGCTTAAAGTTAATATTTATTTTTATGTATTGCAAATTTTACTTAAAGTAATTTTATAATAGGTAACAATATGCCGTTGCTTGTATTGCTATCTCCGCCTTTTATATCTCTTTTTGTATTGATAAATTCTCTACATATATTTTTTAGCTCTTTGGTTTTTATAATATGGTATTTTTTACCTAAATTAAAACAATACCAATCCGCCTCCGTTGTGCTTAAACCGCTAGGCTTTCCTCTAGACATATACTCGACAAATACATTACCAGTATTTAAAGCCTTTAAATCTCTTTTTACTTCTATTTTTGAGTTAGTAAATATATGAGCTAGTTCTTTCTCTGCAACTTGCCCAACTTTTAAATCAAATTTAAAATCGCTATTGTGTTTCATTAGTCTTTATATTTTTCTAGATTCATTTTAATTAGTATCGGAGTCTCTCCTCCGTTTAATACTACAGCGCAACCGATAGCGTTCTTTTTACCACCTGCGGCGTAAGCAAAAGCATATTGTGAGTCATCTATTCCACACCCTACAGCCATAGCAAATATGGCTCTAGTCTTTCCAAACATATAATCTATATAGAAATCTGTGTGAAAATGACCTGTAACTGTAGAGACCATATCCCTACGCGCTGCCGTTCTAGCTTTAGAGCTTTTATGCCCATGCACATACCTAACGCCGTCGATATAAGTATCCGTTACCCATTGCCAGTTTGGCGTTTTTAAAACGTCGTTAAACTCTTTTATCCAAATTTTAGGAACGCCACTATCAAAAGCTTTGCGCATGATTATAGCGTCGTGATTACCTATGCAAACCTCAGCCTCTGGGAATGCTTTATACCAATCTTTTACCTGCTCTATTACCATCTCTAGCTCTGCGCCTCCTCCTAGTCCGTCGGGGTCTGTAGTGTGAAAGCTGCTCCAATGCGAGTCTATTATATCGCCAATAAAAACCACTCTATTACATTGATATTCTTTGTATGTATCCTTGCAAAATTGTAGGTAGTCTTTACGTTCAAATGGCAGATGTATATCTCCTATTACTAGGACTCTACTTTTTTCGGCTTTAGCTCGCATCTCTAAAAGATTAGCCTCTTCCTTTGCTGTCAATCTGTAGCGGTTGGTTTGGTTTTTCATTTTTCCATTGTTTATAGGTTAATTTATAATTGGCATTTTTAAGTGTTTCACATTTTTTACGCAAACTGTCTATTTCTTTTTGCATTCTTTTATGTATAAATTTTTCTTTCATTTCAGCTTTAACAGCAATAATTTCTTTTTTATCTAATTTAAGAATTTTTTTTAATTTATATTTTAATCTGTCATTTTGAGTATTTAAAAGATTTATTTCTTTTTTTAATGATGTTTGTTCGTTTATCATTTTTACTACAAGCTCATCTTTTGAATATACTCTTTTTAGTTTTACAATTACATCGTCTATATATTTGCTCATTTGTTAATTTAGTTTATAGTTTACCTATTTGAGTTAATACTTCTTGATAATATTCTATAGTTTGATTGTTAGACGGCTTTAGTATCTCGCTCTCTAGTATCAAAGTAATATGTACTTTTGCGCATTGTTTCGCCTCTGTGCTTGTCGTAGTCTCTACATAAAAAGCCTTTGCTAATTGGTACGCTTTCTCTTTTGGCGTCTGCATAAATAACCATTCTTTTTTTATCATTTCTCCTTGTTAAATTTTGTTATATATCTCTGCGTAGTTCGTATAGATTTGCCTAGCATATCCGCAATATCTTTTTGAGATACGTCGGGGTTTTTTGTATAGATACTTTTAAAATTGGTATAAGCATCTTTTTTATTATCAAAGCTAGATTTTATTTTAGTTCGCTCTGCGCTCTCTATTTTTATTTTATTAGCCATATCTATAAAATAATGCGCTAACTTTTCAGCTTTTAAAACGCTAGATTTCTCTACCTCGTCCTTATGTATATCTGTATTTTTTTGAGACTCTAGGGTATTAATAAGTAAAGCAAATCTAGCGACGTAGGCTTTCATTTTAGGGAGCATTGATTTGTTTGCCTCTGCTATATCCTCCGACTTTTGCATCGCGGTTATCTCTTTGTGGATTCGCTTGTATTCTATTTTAGCCTCTGGAGTAAACTCTGCGGTTACCGCCTGTACTACGTTCCCCTCGCCTAGTCTTAAATTTCTTTTAGTAGACTCGTAGAATTTAATAATAAATGTATCGTACCATTCTAGCAAATCCTGCGTAATCTCCTCGTCTACAAAATCCTCTACCTCTAACTCTGGGTAAGAAAATAGCATACGGTCAATAAATCCGTTGCTTTTGTTTTCCTCTGTTTGAAATCCGTCTAATATGCTCGGCTGTATTCCCCCCATGATAGGTAAAAATGCGCGCTCTACAAAACTACTCTTTGCTGTCTTTCTGTTTAGGTTAATTTCTCCACCACTCCAAGACGAAAGCCAATGCTCCATATCTCCTCCCTCGCGGTACTTATTCATATCTTTAAAGAAACCTGCAAGCTCGTCTTTTAAAACCCCTATACCGTTTGTATTTTCGTTGTGTAATTCTACGAGCGCCTCAAGGGTTACGTCGTTAACTAAAAATTGCGTTTTCTTTGGCTTATAAACTGGCTCTGTTAAAGCTTTCTCTTTAGCGTCCATATTGTTAAACTCGTCAAACTTTGCCTCTGCTACTATATAGCGTTTTATCTCTGTGCTGTTTGCTCTGTCTAGAGGGAATGTAATACCCTTAATAGATGGCGTCTTTCCTACCCCTGCCTTTCCTACTAGAGAAAGCCAAATACTAGGGGTTTCGTTCCACCCGTTTTTTATTTTTATCTGTTGTGAATTACCTACTATTATAGAGGTTAAAAATAACAAGCTACAACCCATGTAGTCAATAGATTGCTTTAGCGTTCTATGTCTCTCTAATATGTAGTGCTGTAATTCTAAAGGGAATATATCCAAAGGAAACTCAGTATTTACGCAAACCTCTTTATCCTCTAGGGTAACGTCTAAAGGCGAATCTATTTCTTTACGTTCGCCAAACCCTTGCTTGTATAAATCTACAGCCGCAGCGCTCCCGTCGTCGTTATGGATATAGTGAGCGTAAACCATAAACGGATTATATCCTTTCTCTGCCTCAAAAGACGTTCCAGAGGTAAAGAGATACATTAATCCGTTATCCTTATAGATATATCCACTATGTGCGGAATCTGCGCCTTTGCGCCTTATTATATATTTGTCTTTTAGGTTTCTTACTACGTCAAAGTCTGCGCCTATTAAATCGAGGATACTCGTTTTATTATTGTAATCTTCCCAAGCGCTCAAACCTGTAGATATAACCTTATCTTTTTTAGGTTTCTCGATTACTTCTATAGCCTCCTCTTTGTGGTCGTATGTTTTAGATATAGAAAATAATACCTCCCTATCCTCCTCGCTAATATAGTCGATGTCTGTATACTCTTTACCGTTTAGTATATCGGAATAAGCTACGATATATCCTCCGTTGCCTCTGGTCTCTAGTATTTGTTGTTTATGACCTTTAAGTTTAGCTACTTTTAGATTGCCCTCTACTCTTTTAGACTTGTATAGTATGTGAAAGCCGTCGTTTATAGTTTTAGCTATTACAAACTTATCTTTAAAATTAAAAATGTTATCCTCTAAAAAGCTAAGATACTCAGACCACCACTCGGACTTCTCTTTTGCTGTAGAGAATACTTTTAAATCTACGTCTAGACATTCCAAATCGTTAAATCCTGTAACAATACCGACGGCTTTAGCTTTAGGGTTTAAATAGTTTACTCTAAAACTCTCTATATCTGTAGCCGTTTGCTGTGCTTGTTTCCAACTTCCGACGGGTACTTTGTCGGCGGTTGCCGTAATAAGAGAAAACCCTCTCTCGATTAAGTTATTACATTTTTGTATATCTAGTTTTATCATTTGCTGTTATAAAAAAACTCCTATTTAAAAAGCCAATGTAGGAGGAGCTTTAAAAATAAGAGTTTTATAATGTGATAGTATAACCTCCTACGATTACACCCATTGATTAACTTGAACGGTTATCTCCTACAAATATAAACTCTTTGTTTTATATTAACTCATATTTTTATTAACAATGCAAACACGACAAAACACGACAAACACGACAAACACGACAAAATAAAAACGCGATGTCGTGTCCTGCGCCCAGTGTGGTATTGACTTTGTTGCCAAAACACGACAAAAAAGTGTCGTGTCGTCTTTTT